AATCTTGACGGAGCTAATCTTGACGAAGCTAATCTTGTCAGAGCTAATCTTGACAGAGCTAATCTTGTCAGAGCTAATCTTGACGGAGCTAATCTTTACGGAGCTAATCTTGACGGAGCTAATCTTGTCAGAGCTAATCTTAACGGAGCTAATCTTGTCAGAGCTAATCTTGTCAGAGCTAATCTTGACGGAGCTAATCTTGTCAGAGCTAATCTTGTCAGAGCTAATCTTGACGGAGCTAATCTTGACGGAGCTATAAAAACACCTATGTATTGTAAATGGGGACACGGAATTACAGGAGGTGAAATTCATATTGGTTGTGAAAAAAGAACTATTGAAGAATGGGATTTATTTTTTAACTCTGAAGACGAACTAGAAACGAATAGAGATACAAAAGAATTTAAACAAATACAGGCAGTATTTGAAGCATACAAAGCATACTTAAACTTTTTAAACGATGGAAAATAAGATATACAGACACAGAGCAAGTCAATCAGGCTTGCTTTTAACAAACGGAAAAGACGAATTAAAGTTAGGTGCTACAATGATTACATACTTAAAGAAATGGTTTGCGGAACAAAAGTCAGGAGTACGTGACGAAATAGATTCCAAGTACTTCCGTAAAGGTAATATGTGCGAAGCTGAAGCTATAGATATTTGTGCTGAACGATTTGGATTAGGAATACTAGAAAAGAACATAGTACATTTTAACGATGAGCATTTCAACGGCACACCCGATATTATCACAGATGAATTTGTAATCGATATTAAATGCTCATGGGATTACGTTACGTTCTTAGATGCTATTACAAGTCCAATAAATAAAGACTATGAAGCACAATTGCAAGTGTATATGCACTTAACCGGCATAAAGAAAGCAAAGTTAGTCTATGTATTGTTAGACACACCTGGTGAGGCTAATTACGGAAACGATATCTTTTATAGTCATATGCCAATCAATGAACGCTTTTATAGTTTTGACTTGGAATATGATCCAGCTATGATTGAAAAGATGATTGAGAAAGTAAATAATTGTAAAATATTTCTAGATGAATACGACCAAAGAATTAAATCGCTACTTGGATAAAAGAGATGGATCAATCGTTACCCTGTTACTTCGGGGTAATGGATTCATCCGAGTGAGACCACAGAAAGGTTTAGATATAGTAATGAGTTTAGAATGTTTCCAAACTAATTTTAAGAAGATATGAATAAACAAATAAACAATACGTTTCAAGTATTATTACTCATGCAAGTAGCATTAGAAAAATTAGAAGATATGCCGGAGGGCAACATCTTCAGAGAAAACAACTACGATGTAATAGATAACTTCATCACGTATCTTGAAGGAAATGTAGAGCCATTGACAAGTGAGATTAACGTACAAGAGTCGGACCAATATATCTACATCACTAAGAACATTCGTAAAGTAATAGATAAAATAAGAATAAAATAAGTAATTTAGCAAATAATATAAAAAAAAGAAATTATGAAAACAATAAATAATTATATAACAGGTCAAGTTTTAAAGGCTAGATATAACTTTGAACAGATTGATGGTTGGAAAGGCAAAGTAATAATAACCTTTACAGAAGGTAAAAAATATGAAGTTATATCACATACAAATGATAGTTTTACAGTGATTGATGATGAAGAAGATGAGCATAAATTTTCGCATAAATTTGTAGAACATTTATTTGATGTTGAGATTTAATTTTTATACTTATTGAAAGAGCACCTAATAACAAATCTGCATTTCAATATTGGGAAGAAGTTAAACAAGAAATAAAAGATATTATGAAGAAAGAAATTTTTAAAGTAGGAGATAAAGTATTTAGTATACATTATGGATGGGGTGAAGTTAACGAAAAAATTTACAACGATGATGAACATGATTTTTATGTTGCATTCAAAACAAAAAGTAAATTAGTTGAGAAGGCTTATACAAAAGATGGTAGAGAATATGATGTTGAACAACCTACACTCTCATTCACAGAATACACCTTACAAGGATTTAGTCAAGAAAGACCAGTTGAACTTCCTGAGGTTGGTGAGTTGTGTTTAGTTAGGGATTCAAAAAATGCAGTGTGGAAAACAAGAAATTTTAAAAAATTTACAACTCATTTTTTAGATACTAATGGTGAAAGATGGGAAGAATTTAAACGAATTAAAATATTAGACTAATGAAAATAATAATTGTTATGTGTGTTTGGTGCGTTCTAACGAGTTTTAAAGCTAGCTATTATCATTCTTCATTTCATGGTAAAATAACTTATAGTGGCGAAATTTATAATGAAAATAAATTAACAGCTGCTTCAAATGTTTATCCAATTGGAACTAGATTAAAGATTACGAATATAGAAAATAATAAATCTGTAATTGTAAAGATAAATGACAAAGGATCATTCAGAAAAGTAACACTAGACCTATCAAAGAAAGCGTTTAGTAAGATAGCTGAATTAGATAAAGGAGTAGTAGAAGTTAAAATAAAAGTAGTAAGATGAAGATAACAACAAAGAAAATTATTAGAGAACTTGAAAAGAAAGGGTATAGTACAGATACATATTCAAGTGAACTAATTAAAGACGTTCGAAACGTAATCGACGAAATATTAAAACAACATAAAAACATAACGATAAGATGAAAGAAAGAATTTTAGAGTGGGCAGAACCAAAAGGATTATTGAATCCAGAGTTTGCACCGAAGCAATTTATGAAGCTAGTAGAAGAAGTGGGAGAGCTAAGTAATGCAATGTTGAAAGACAATAAAGCAGAACAGATTGACGCACTAGGTGATTGTGTAGTAGTACTTATCATACTAGCAGAACAATTAGGATTTGATTTAGATACGTGTTTAGAGAGTGCGTATAACGAGATTAAGAATAGAAAAGGAAAGACAATTAACGGATCATTTATAAAAGAATAATATGAAAAAGAAAGAAGAACTAAAGCACCAATTGTCAATGGAAAGACTTTTAACAAGTCAATTGTTTGAGCAAATACGTAATTTAAGACATGAGAACGCAACAATGCGAGACGATTTATTCCAGCTTAGCAAAGATTACTTCACACCAAAAGACGCTATCGTAGCAAAGGTAATCGAAGCATACAAAACTAGGTCCGAAGTAGGGATAGCGAAGTATGGAACAACACTTGAAGAGAATAATACAGATGACTTTCTGCAGCATCTCCAGGAAGAACTTTTTGACGCCACTTTGTACATAGAAAAATTAAAAGAAATTTCATTGCAGTTAAATAAAGAATACTTATATTAGTCGAAAATTAAAAAGTAATGATAATTAAAGGAAGAATTAGTTGGATCGGTGAGATTCAAAACACAGGAAAAGAAAACAGAGTATCGTTTGAAGTAACAGAATTAGAGGGACAATACCCAAACTCATTAGTGTTAGACATATACGGTAATGAAAAGGTAGAGAACTTCTTTAAATTCAATATGATTGAGGATGAAGTTAGTGTAGAATACAATTCAAGAGTATTCACAACAGCAGATGGTAGGAAGTTTAATAACCTGTCATCTTGGAAAATAACAAAATGAATCCTCAAATAGCAGAGATAGCAAAGAAGCATAAGGAGTGGACTAATATTGTCCGCTCTTTTGGCTGTAAGACTGAAGCGGAGGATGTCGTTCAGGACATGTACCTACGCTTAGATAAATATATCAAGCCTGATCAAAAGATAGCGACATCTTTCATATGGATTACTCTACGGAATATTTACTTTGACTTCCTGAAGAAAGAACCGGTGACGTTTGAACTAGACAAGACCGTTTCTGAAGCCGTTTGCGAGACAGAAAGTATAATCGCATACGGAGAGTTAAATAAACGCATTAAAGACGAACTTAATAATGTAGATTGGTTTGACAAAATGCTATTCGAACTATACGTGACAAGTGGCAAGTCAATGCGCGAACTATCAAAAGAGACAGGGATATCACTTTCTTGTATATTCTACACCACCAATAGAACAAAAAAGCACTTAATTAGTTTACTTAATGAGGACTATGAAGATTATTTAAATGAAGACTACGAATGGCTAAAAGAAAAGCACAAGGACTAGGAGATACAATAGAGAACGTACTCCATGCAACAGGAATAGATAAGGTAGCAAAGTTTATATTGGGAGAGGATTGCAAATGCGATGAACGTAAAGCAAAACTTAACGAGCTTTGGTCCTATAGAAAGAAACCACTATGTCTTAATGAAGATGAGTATTTATGGCTTAGTGAAGATGGGTTAAAGAAAGCTGAGACATCCCTAGTAGATTCTATGTTGATGCAAAGAACTCACAACAGAGTATTCCAAACAGGTAGATTAGAATATACTTCTTGTGCATCTTGTTTGAGAGATCAATATAATGACCTAAAGAAAGTATTAGAGGCGTATGATACAAAATGATATAATACAAGTAATATACTCAGGTAAGTACTTTTTTTGTTATTTGCCTTAATTGAATAATCAATAGAAATCAATGGCGGGTACAGGAGGTAAAAGAGAGGGAGCTGGTCGTAAATCTTTAGCGACAGAGATTAAAGGATTCAACTTAGCAGCTCCTCATGTTGAAGATGCTTTCAGAGTGATAGCAGAAATAACAATTGACGAAACTAAAAGACCATCAGATAGAATTGCAGCTGCTAAAATTATAATCGAGTATGGTTGTGGTAAACCTAAAGAAAGAGTAGAATCAGATGTTACAATCAATACTACAACACTAAAAGACCTTATTAATTTTGGTGACACTCAATCCTAAATACAAACCTTTTGGAAGTGATAGCAGATATTTTATTATTACTGGTGGTCGCGGTAGCGGTAAGTCTTATAGTATTAATTTGCTCTTACTTTTACTTACTTATGAGAGTGGGCATACTATATTGTTTACAAGATATACCCTTACTTCTGCTCATGTTTCTATTATCCCTGAGTTTATTGATAAGGTTGATGTACTAGGTAAGCATTCAGACTTTCATATTACAAAGGATGAGATTATAAACCTAAGGACAGGAAGTAAAATATTATTCAAAGGTATCAAAACAAGCTCAGGAACCCAGACTGCAAACCTTAAATCATTGGCTGGAGTTACGACATGGGTACTAGATGAAGCAGAGGAATTGACAGATGAAGATGTATTTGATAAGATAGACTATTCGATACGTTCTAAAGACAAACAGAATAGAGTAATACTTATACTTAATCCAGCTACGAAAGAGCACTTCATTTACCAAAAATTCTTTGAAGCGAAAGGAGTTGAAGCTGGAAGTAATACAATCAAAGGCGATACTACATATATCCATACGACATACCTAGATAATTATAACAACTTATCAGAATCTTTTTTAAATCAAATACAAACGATAAAAGAACGCAGACCAGATAAGTATAAACACACAATATTAGGTGGCTGGTTAGATAAAGCTGAAGGGGTTATATTCACGAATTGGAGGATAGGAGATTTCAATAAAGATAATGGCAGTGTATTTGGTCAGGATTATGGATTCAGTAACGATCCAAGTACATTAATTGAAACGTCAATTGATAAGACTAGAAAGACTATCTATGTAAGATTACACATATATCAAGCTGGATTAACTACAACGGAACTAGCAAGGCTTAATAGACAATTTGCTGGGAATGATTTGATAGTAGCAGATAATGCAGAGCCACGTTTGATAGCAGAATTGAAGTCACAAGGTTTAAATATAGTACCTACGATTAAAGGGGCTGACTCAGTAAAATATGGGATAGCATTATTACAAGATTATGATTTGATTATTGACGAAAATTCCGTAGATTTGATAAAAGAATTAAACAACTATTGCTGGTTAGAAAAGAAGTCGGAAACACCGATAGATAAATTTAATCACGCATTGGATGCTTTGAGATATGCAGTGTCGTATCAATTAGCTAATCCAAATAAAGGAAAGTATAGTGTATATTAAAATAACAAAATATGAAAACAGAAGTTAAAGAAGTAACGTTTCAAGTACCGAACAAGAAGGACATTATTAGAGAAGTGACCTTGGATTTAATTGAGAAGTTTAAAGCAGAGCATGGATCTAGTTGGAAGTTAGAAATGTATGAAGCAATCGACAACGAGATTATGAAGTTTCAAGGAAGTTTAGAGTATTGGAAAGCTATTAGAAAAAGTATTAAATGAAATTAGAATTAGTAATACCTACATCTTTAAGTGAGATACCTTTGATGCACTACCAAAAATACATGGTAGTTGCATCGAATAAGGATAATTCAGAGCTGTTTATATCACAGAAAATGATAGAGATATTTTGTGGTATAGAGTTAAAGAACGTGGTTAACATTAAGCTATCGGATGTAATCGACTTAGTTACTCATTTCAAGAATTTATTTGCTCACAAACTAGAACTGAAAAGAACATTCGAGATACAAGGTGTAAAGTTCGGATTTATTAATGAGTTAGAAGATATATCATTTGGTGAGTACATAGATTTAGAGTCTAACATTATCGATATGCAATCCTTCCACAAAGCAATGGCTGTTATGTACAGGCCTATTACAAGTCAGAAAGGGGATAAGTATACTATCGAAAAATATAGCGGGACAGCAAACTATGCTGAGTTAATGAAGTACGCACCGCTAGATGTTGTATTACCGGCATCGGTTTTTTTTTGGACTTTAGGAAGCGAACTATTGACAGCAACCCTGTCTTATTTGGAGAACAAGATGACCAAGAAGAGCAAAACGATTTTAGCGAAACAACTCAATTTGGAAAGCAATGGGGATGGTATCAGTCAATATATCAACTCGCTAAAGGAGACATTACAAACTTTGACAGAGTTACAGAAACGGGACTTTTTGAGTGCTTAACAATGTTGACATTTGAAAAGCAGAAGAATGAAATAGAAATAAGAAATTTAAAACGACAACATGAAAGGGTACTATGATTTTACAAAAGCATTGCATGATTCATTGATAAGCGATCCATTAGTAAACCAGGTTACAAAGGGCAGCTTGGATAAGATTACGAATGCTAAAAAAGATATGTATCCATTAGCCCATGTTATGATTGACAATGGGACGTTTGAGAGTAATACAATTAAGTTCTCGGTTAGTCTTGTTGTG